GTTGATGCGGCGTTGGAGGAGCTTGATAAACACGCTTATACTTTCCCGGATAAGTTTGAAGATGTCCTGAGTCGGATAGCCGTGTTTGCTTCTTCTAATGAGGTGTTCTCGGAATTGGTCGATGTGACTTTCTCCGGCTCAGAGATCATATGTGAGGGAAGGAAGGAAGCGGGAAAGATCAAGGAACGAATACCCGTCAAGGAGAAGTACCCAAAGATTGAGTTCAAGATTCCAATATTCTTTGTCCGAGATATTCTCAAGATCACCCGGAAATTTAATACCAGTGGCAACTTCATAATCTTCAGGACTCCCAACTTCACCCAGCTCATCCTTACTATCGGGGATTGAGCTATGGGCGGCATCTGGAAAGAACTGGACGAGGACAACAACTGTAGAAAATGTGGACTTTTCGAAAAGTGTTTTTATCCGAAGATGCCTGCATCTGGCCACGGTGAAAAAGGTATACTTATACTTGGTGAGGCTCCGGGAGAGGAGGAAGACGAGAAGGGAGCAAAACTACAGGCTGAGGAGGGGATTGGTCCTCAATTTGTAGGAGCTTCCGGACAACAGCTGAGGGAGACGGTGGCGGCGGCGGGGCTAGATTTCGAAGCTGACTTTTGGAAGATAAATTGTATCAACTGCCGACCTCCGGGGAATCGGAAACCGACTCAGAGGGAACTTGAATTCTGCTGGCCACGGGTTCAGAAGGTAATCAAGGAAAAGAACCCAAAAGCAATCTGGCTCGTTGGGGGATCAGCCCTGGAAAATATCCTTGGCCATACTGAGTTCACGATGGCTATAACCAGCTGGAGGAGGAAGGCCGTGCCCTATCAGGGACGGTGGTTGATCCCTTTGGTTCACCCGTCTTACATAATCCGGAATAGAAACGATTACACGTTGGAGCAATACCGGAGGGATGTTAAATGGGCATACAGTGCGTCTATGTGTCCTGTTCCTCCTATACCTGACCTTGACTCTCACGTTGAGAAGCATTTAACGTTTGGTCCAATTATTGAGTTTTTGGATTACATCTACCGGACTCAGGACTTGATAACGTTCGACTATGAGTGCACCGCTCTCAAGTGGCAACTTCCCGGACAAAAGATTTTGACTATTGGGGTGGGGTACGTGGACGAGGAAGGGAAAGTGAAAGCGGCTTCCTTCCCTTACCTTCACCCTAAATCAGGCCTGTCTCGTTTTCAGCAGACAGCTATCAAGAAGCGTTGGACCAGGATACTCAAAGAGGAAAAGATCAGAAAGGTAGCCCACAACGTAAAATTCGAGGACGGTTGGAGCCGGAACGGATTTGGGGTCATTCCTCACGGATGGGAGTGGTGTACGATGAACTCTCAGCATAAGTTGGACGAGAGCCCGAAAACAACAGGGCTCAAGTTTCAGTCTTTTGTACGTTGGGGAGTGATATATGTAGACGAGGAAATCAAGAAGCACATAGGATCGGAGGACGAGGAGAAACCTGTTAACAAGCTGGATCTTATTCAACCAAATAAGCTGTGTGGGTACAATGCGAAGGATGCTCTTTTGACCTTCTGGTTATACAAGGAACAGATCAAGGAGTTCAGTCGCAAGGATGACCTGATGAGGGCTGCTAGGTTTACCCTCGATGGGGTGTTGGCCCTTGCCGATTGCGAACAGGTAGGAATCCCGGTCAATAATGAGTATTATGATAAGCAGAGAGTTAAGTTGAATCAACAGATAATCGATATCTCAGAAGAGCTTTCTTCCAGTGAAGAGTGGAAGTTGTTCAAGGAGAAGACCAACCGGGATATTGATGTCGATTCTACTGCGGACATGAGGATGCTCCTGTATGATTTCTTGAATATTGATGTCAAGAAGAAGACGGCCACGGGCGGGAATTCTGTGGATGCGGAAGTATTGGAGAAGATAGGAATACCATTCACCAAGAACATAATCAGACTCCGGAAGCTGATGAAGACCAAAAACACCTATCTCAGCCAGTACGATAAGGTTCAGATCAACGGCAGGATATATCCCGTATACAATCTACACTTTGCGAGATCCCACCGAAGTTCTTCCAACGATCCCAACTTTCAGAACGTTCCTATCAGGGAACCAGAAGCGGCAGAGGCTGTGAGAGGAGGTATTGAGGCTGACGAAGGATTCATGATGGGGGAGAAGGATTACAAGGCCATTGAGGTTTGTATAGCCGCTTGTTATACGAGAGATCCAACCCTGATCGATTATATACACCACCCGGAGAACGATATGCACAAGGATCAGGCCGTTGAACTCTTCTTCTTGAGGCCGGAGGAAGTTCATAAGATGATCCGGTTTCATACCAAGAACGGGTTTGTTTTCCCGGAATTCTATGGATCATACTATCGGTCATGCGCGAACACTCTCTGGGAAGAATCGGATCACCTTGTGCTGGCGGACAACGAGACACCCTTGCGTCTCCATCTTTATGATCAGGGGATACGGGGATACAAAGACTTTGAGGCCCATGTAAAACTCTGCGAGAAGAAATTTTGGAGACGATTCCCTGTGTTCCGGGAATGGCAGGAGAGGCAAGAGGATTTCTATACACGCCGGGGGTATATTGAAACGTTCTTTGGTCATAGGCGCGGGGGTTATATGACCAAGAACGAGATCATCAACACCCCTATTCAGGCCACAGCCTTCCACTGTCTCTTGTGGTCTCTTATCCGTGCCAATGAGTTGAGAAAGGAAGAGGGTTGGAAAAGCAAGATTCCGGGGCAGATCCACGACAGTATGGTATGGTTCTTCTGGCCTGAAGAATTCGAATATGTAGATGCTGCCGTTGACCGGATAATGACGGAAGATATCCGGGATGAATTCTCATGGTTGATCGTTCCGTTGACCGTTGAGACGGAGTTGGTGCCTGTGGGCAAAAGTTGGTTCGACAAGAAACCGAAGGAGGAAGTATGGTCAAGCAGAAATTAACTGAGGAGGAGAAGAAAGAACGGCTTTCACTTGATAAGAAATACAGGCCTTCTACTCTTGACGATATCGTGGGGAATGACGCAACAGTAGACACCCTGAAGACTATGCTTGAACGGGATAAAGGGGTGCCGGGGACGTTCTTGTTTACAGGCCCCAGTGGTTGCGGGAAGACCACGTTGGCCCGGATTGTGGCCCGTCTTCTAGGAGCAGAGGAGACGGATATCAAGGAACATAACATCAGTCAGTTCCGTGGGATCGATATGGCCAAGGAGATCATCGGGGATACCCGTTGGAAACCGATGAGGGGCAAGAAGAAGGTTTACATCCTGAACGAGGTTCACAAGAGTACCAACGAGTGGCAGAACGCCATGCTGGAGATTCTAGAGGAGCCACCATCATACGTTCACTTTCTACTTTGTACGACTGACCCGGATAAGCTATTGAAGACTATTCGAACAAGGTGTACCACTTTTCAGGTCACGGCTCTTCAGCGTCAGAAAATAGCCCGGTTGGTTAAGAAGATACTTGGACTTGAGCAGGTGGAATTCGAGGAAGGGGTGATCCAAAAGATAGCAGAGTTCAGTGATGGTTCTCCCCGTCAGGCCCTCGTTATGCTCGATCAGGTAATTGATATGGATAACGAGACAGCCCTGGAGTTGCTTATAAAGACAGGAGGGGCTGAGGCTAGTCTGTCCGACCTCTGTCAGTCTCTTATGAACGGCAACAAGTGGGATACGGTTTCCAAGATAATCAAGCAGATGGACATAGACGATCCGGAACGGCTGCGATATGCCGTTCTGGGCTACTTGTCGAAGGTGTTGTTGAACAAGCCTTCGGACAGGCTTTCAGGTATCATAGAACTGTTCCTGGATAGCTGGATGTACAGCGGCAAAGCCGGGTTGATAAATACTTGTTACCTGGCGACAAAGGTGAAGTAATTAAACCAGCTATAATAGGGACGAAGGAGAATGGCGATGGGTTGGAAAGAGGACATAGCTATTGATCAGGATCGGTTGGATTGGGAGTTGATGAGACAGCCTCTATTGATGGTGGAATATACTGAGCTGTTGGCAGATGCTCAGGATGTTCGAGATCGGAAGAAGGAGAAGTTGGATCTCACTCGTTCCAAGATAGACTACCGCATCAGGAGTGATCCAGAGGGTGAGACTGGGCTCACGAAGCCCACGGAAGCGGCTATATCAAATACGATCCTGGCAGACAACGAATACCGGAAAGTCAATGACGAGTATATGAAGGCGGTCCACCATGTCCGTGTTCTCGAAGGAGCCCGGAATGCGGTGGACCAACGCAAGAGCGTCTTGGTGAAACTGGCTGACCTGTGGATAGCCGGATACTGGGCTGAGCCACGGATAAAGAAGGAGGCGAAAGAGGGATTGGAGAGCAAATCAACGGAGGGTGTCCGACAAGGGTTGGAGAGATCGGGAAGCCGGATGATGAAGAGAAAGAACAAGGAGGAAGGCGCATGACGTTTGACGAGTATATGAGACAGGCTGTCATCGCGCTGGGTATTATCCTTGGTTGGTATATATTCATAAGGCTGACGGTCAGCGCAGTGTTAAACAGCTACCTAGACTTCAGAATCAAACTACAGACCAAAATAGGGAAAGGAGAAGGTTCAGATGGCAAGAAATGACAGGCGTGCTATGCGGGAGGAGTTGGCCAAACGGACACAGGAATCCCATGAGAGAAAAGATGGCGATGTCTTCCTGAAATACTTTCTGTCTGACTCGGATTTGCCGATGTGGAAGTGCGGAGTTACAAAGGACGATCCGCATATCATCGACATAATCCCGTTTTTGGCAGGGCCCAACTTCCCCACAGGTTCTTCGAAGTATCAGATCAAGCCGGGAACACCTGTCTATGTTCTCGATTTGTACGTCCACCAGAACATAGGGCCAGGTGAAGCTTGGATCGTTTGCCCGGCAAAGAATTATGGGAAGCCTTGCCCGGTGTGTGAGGATATCGAGAGGAGGAAGAGGAAGGGAGAGGAGTGGGATGATTACAGCGACATCGCACCCAAGAGACGTTGTGTGTATAACGTCATCTGTTACGATAACAAGAAGGAAGAGGACAAGGGGATTCAGATTTGGGAAGTGTCCCATCGATATTCTGAAAAGGCTTTCCAGGCCCTTGCCAAGAATGCGAGGACGGGTGACGTTATATCCTTCTGTTCTCCGGACAAGGATGGCAAGTCGATATCTTTTGAAGTATCGGATGACGATTTCCGGACTATCGGTGGACACAAATTCCTTGACCGTGACTACGAGATAACGGATGATGTTTTGGATCAGGCCTATATCTTGGATGAGCAGATAGCCCTCCTCACTTACAAGGAGATTGAAAACTTGTATTTTGGGGAAGACGAGAAGCCAGAACCCGAAACCCGGAGCCGGGGCCGGAGCCGTGAAGAGGAACCGGAACCCGAAACCCGTGGCCGTGGTCGTGGTCGTGGCCGGGAAGAGGAACCGGAGAAAGACACCGAGACAGACAAGGAGACCAGGGGTGGTGGTAGGCTATCCCGAAGGACAAGGCCAGAAAACGAAGACAAGCCTGTTGAAGAAGAGACCACAAAGCGGGGCCGGGGAGGATCGGAGGGCTCCAGTCGGAAGTCCAAGAACACCTGTCCGGTAGAGGGCGGGAACTTTGGGTTGGATATAGACATGTATAAAGAATGCGAGGAGTGTTCCCTGTACTCGAAGTGCGCCGATGAGTCGGAAGAGATCGAGAAGAAGAGACGGGAACAGAGGGACGCAAACAGAGGTGGTCGAGGACGTAAATGAGCCCACTACGAAGACGAGTTCAGGAAGCGGTGGAGGATATCCAGGGGGCAATTGAGTCCCCTGGATATACAAATAGGAAAAAGGACGAGATCAACTATGAGGGCCTATTATCCACAGGTTCCACTCTCCTTGATCTTTCGATCTCTGGGGGTAGGAAAAGGGGTGGAGGAGTGCCCGGAGGAATCATCACGGAGATTTATGGTCCTTATGGATCGGGAAAGACAGCCATCTTAGCAGAGTTGTGTGCATCGTCTCAGAGCCGGAAGGGTGAGGCTTTGTTCCTTGATCCGGAGGGACGTTTGGACAAGGAGTATTCCCGGATTTATGGGATGACTATTGATAAGAATAACTATGCGATGCCTGACACCGTGGAGCAGGTTTTCAAGACTATCCGGGGCTGGGATGCACCTGACAAGGGGAAGAAGATAACCCATGTTGTTGGGGTGGATAGCCTTGCGGCTTTAAGTACGGAACTTGAGATGGAGAAGGGTGACAAGATGGGCATGAAGAGGGCCAAGGACTTCTCTCAAGAGTTGCGGAAAACTGCAAGGATAATCAAAAACCGGAATTGGCTCATAGCCGCAACGAACCAGGTCAGGGACGGTGAATATGGTGAGGTTACTCCGGGCGGCAACGCCATAGCCTTCTATGCCTCGTTGAGAATGAGGGTGGCTCAGATTAAGAGGATTGAGAAGAAGGTGAAGCTGTCCTCCGGTAAGGAAGTGTCCAAGGTCATCGGGATACAAAGCCACGTGTTCATTAAGAAGAGCACGGTGGACGATCCTTTCCGGGAATGCGATATATTTATTGTGTTCCAATATGGGGTGGACGATATCCGTGGCAATCTTCAATTCTGTAAGGATATGACGGGGGATACAATGTATGAAACCCCGGACAAGAAGCGGTATCAGTCTATGGACCAGGCTATCTTGAGAGTGGAGGAAGCCAAACTTGAAAACGATCTTCGGAGAAACACCATTGACCTCTGGGAAGAGATTGAACAGAAGTTCAAGACGAACAGAAGAGAAAAAGAACGCTGAACCTCCTGAGTCAAGGAAGGACAAGAACAGGGACAAGGATGTCCTTGTTATCGATTGTATGAACCTCGTCTCAGCTACCGTGTTTGCTATGCCGGAGATGAATACTGAGAGAGACGAAACCGGAGTCATATATGGATTCTTGAGACAAATCCGATCTCTAGCGGACAGGTTCAAGACTTCCCGGTTTGTGTTTTGTTGGGACAGCCGGGATAACTACCGCAAAAAGGTCAACCCGGAGTACAAGGCCAACCGGAGGAAGAACCTGACCGAGGAGGAAGCAAGTTTTTGGCAACGGGCTTTCGATCAGGCCAAGATACTCCGGACGGAAGTGCTCTATGATCTGGGCTTTGAGAACGTTTACTATCAGATTGGATACGAGGCAGATGACTTGATAGCCCACGTGGTTCAACGTTTCCCGGATAATTACGTCATCGTGTCTAGTGATAATGATCTTTGGCAACTACTGGAGAAAACCTATCTATATGAAACACGTTGTTACTCGATACGGAATAGCAAGATGATGACCAAGGACACCTTCTTCAAGGCCTTCGGGATAGAACCGAGGAAGTGGGCGATGGTCAAGGCTATCGCAGGTTGCTCAAGTGACAACGTGAAGGGGGTGGAACGGGTGGGAGAGGTTCTGGCCTTGAGATATATCCTGAAACAACTAGATGTAACGGGGAAAGTTTATCAAAAGATCAGGGCCCACGAGGATCTGATAAACCGCAATCTCAATCTTGTGGCTTTGCCGTTTGCCCATAAGCACGAGATACGCATCCGGGAATTCCCGGTGTTTCCTCCTTTGATGGTAGAGAACTTTGAGAAGGTGTTTGATCGATTCGAGTTTAAGAGCTTGAAAAATCACTTTGATAAATGGAGCAACGCTTTTGAGCTTGTTCCGTTCTAAGGAGACAAGATGGGCAAAGGGGATAAGGGAAGTGATTATGAGCGGGAGATATGCCGGGTTCTGTCGAAGTGGTGGGGCTGTGGAGAAGATACCTTCTGGCGAAACCGAGTGAGGAAGACCACAAAGGGTGCCGGGAACCAGTGTGGGGATATAACAAGCCTGGAAGGTGACGGTCATATCTTTGTATCCCGGTATAACATAGAGTGTAAAAAGGGGTACAGCACCCGCAAACTCCCCGGAACTTCTACCCGGATCAACTGGGATATCTTGGACATGGTAGATGGCCGGGCTGAAAAGCCTATCTTTATGGACTTTTGGAATCAGTGTCTCAGGGATTCCGAGTTGAGCGGAA